GTGATTTGCGATCATTAACTTGGAATCAATGACCAGATCACCGGATAAATTGACCACTTTGAGCACCTGATCGTTCACTTCCAGGCTGCCGGCATCAGTCCCGGTGATCTTCCAGAGCGGTTTGGCCGGCATGACACCGTAATTGCTTTGGTTGGCACCATTGACCAGCCGAATAATCGGATCGTTCTTCAAATACTTGAACGATTCCAACATGAACTCGGCCTTAATTGACTGTGTGACACCCCACTCATTGGACGATTGGGTAATGTCCACCGTCTTGACGTTGAATTGGAACGGCCAAAGGTCCAAACTGACCGTCTTTGCTGCCTTAATCCAGTTCATGGCCATCACTGACTTGATGTAAATGTTGTCGAAGTCGGCCATTGATAGGCTGACCGTCCATTTAATGTCCTGGTAGCCATTATCTTGGTACAGGCTGCTGTCCGCGCCGGGAGCACGGGTAGTAGTCCAGCTATGTTCAGCCTGCGGAATGTCTGGATAATCGTCCAGAATCAAGTTGTGCTCACTCGCCAGCTGCCCATTCACGACTAAATCCATGCTCTCATCACCTTCCTAACGCTAAATTCTGATCACCGCTAAGGCGGCCAAGTCCTTCGTTGATATATGGTCCAAATAGACGAGCAAAAGTCTTCCCGTCCACTTGCAGATACACCGGCCCGGATGCCGGCATATTGGCAGCGATACCCTTGCCAATCTTTCCAAGCGTTTCATCGTTCATTGGAATGGCTGCCTCTGGTCCAGCGTCACCGAACCCTTGGAAGCGGCCATCTGCCACACCGGCCACCGTTGGTTTATTGAACAAGGCGCCTTGCGCGTTCCATGTCAACCCTAGGTGGGGAATCTTACCTTTGAGCAAGTCGCCAATTTGCCAGCCGCTTGGCTCAATGCTGAAATGTGGCATGGGAATATGCGGCCACGTGATGTGGAAGTTAAAGAATCCTTTGATGGCGTCAATGGCTCGGCTCACCAAGTCCTTGGCGGCATTAATCGGCGTCGAGATGGCAGATTTAATCGTGTTCCACACTCTCGAAGTTGTACTGCTGATGGCGTTCCACGCGCCTTCAACCGCTGACTTCACACCATTGACAACACTGGTGACAGTTGACTTGATGCCGTTCCAAACACTTGTCACTACTGACTTGATGGCGTTGAATACTGACGTCGTGACTGATTTCAGACCATTCCAGACATCAGTCACGACGGACTTGATGGCATTAATCACGGTTGTAATGGCTGTTTTAATAGCATTCCACACAGTCGTGACCACGGATTTGATTGCGTTGAATACTGTGGTGGTCACACTCTTGATGGTGTTCCAGCCCGCCGTGATTCCTGCTCTGATAGCGTCAACCACCGGCATAATGAAACCCTTGATGGCATTCCACACGGTGGTGATCACCGCCTTGATGGCATTCATGACCGTGGTGATCACCGTCTGCCAGATTTTTATCGAAGTCCCAATAATCAAAGCGATGGCGGTCACAGCAACTGTGAACACTAACTTGATGGCATTCCAAACAGTCTGGAAGAATGACTGCACGCCTTGCCATAATGGCTTGATGAAGTTCACGATCCCCGTCCAGGTCTGGTTCCACCAGGACGATATGCCATTGACGGCGGTTTTGAACACAGACGTGATACCGTTCCATATACCGGTGAAGAATGAGCTAACACCTTGCCACAATCCTTGAAGCCATTGGACGAATGAACTCCACATCTGACGGCCAACAGTCGTTTGTGTGAAGAACCACATCAGCCCAGCGGCCAGTGCAGCCACCGCCACAATAATGGCACCAATTGGATTGGCAGCCATGACAGCATTGAGCGCCTGAAAGGCAGTCCCAACAGATTTGATGACGGGGATAATCGTCTTGACTGACGTAATCACCTTGGCCACGATCATCAGCACTGGTCCAATGGCCGCCGCGATTGCCGCAATGGTCACTGCCATCTCCTTCTGTTGCGGAGTCAACTGCTGAAACCACTCCACGACGCCACGGAGCTTGCTCACGATACTTTCCAGCATGGGGGCAAGCATTCCTTGGATCGTGCTCGAAATGTCAGCCAGGGCAATCTTAGCGTTGTTTGAAGCGGTCTTCATTTTGTCGATTGGGTCCTCGGTCGCTTCAAAGGTATTCTTCACGGAACCACCGGCATCTTTGGCTTGTTTGCTCAGGTCGCTCAGATTCAGTGTGCCCTTCTTAATTGCATCCACCATGACGGACGCACCCTTGGTGCCGAATATTTCACTGGCGGCAGTCAATGCTTCGGTGGACGTCTTAGCGTTCTTGATCTTGCTCTCAGTCTCGGCCAGTCCTTGGGTAAGGGTCTTGCCGTCCTTGGCGTATGTTACTGACGCTTTGGACAACAGTGACACGGCTTTCGTGCCATCGACACCGGACTTAGAAAATTGACCAAGCAATTGAGCAGACTCGCCAAAGCCTAGGCCCAACTGCTTCATTTGCGGTGCGGCCTTGACCACTGTATCGGTCAGCGTCCCAACATCCAGCCCGGCCTTCTGCGCTACGTTGGTTGTCGTGTCCAGGACCATGTTGAAATCCTTGTTGCTCAGGTTATACGCGCCCATGGCCTGTTGAGCGGAATGGATCGCACTGGATACGTCGGTCTTGTTCACCTCGGCAAACTTCAACACTTGTGTCGTGCTGGATTCCAGTGTCTTCCCTGTCATCCCCATCTGCCCGCGCAAAGCACCCATGGCGTCACCAACAGACTGCAACTCAAACGGGCCAGTGCCGGCGACGTGATTGAAGTTCTGCTGCAAGGCGTCGGCTTCTTTGCCGGTCGCACCAGACTTGGCGATCACCGTATCCATCGCCCCATCGACCTCATCAAATGCTTTGGTGGATGCAGCACCCACTGCCAGAATAGGGGCGGTGACGCCGACTGACATCACCTTGCCGACTTTGCCGACCTTCTCACCGACGTTGCTGATTTTATCTAACTTTTCAGCTGTAGAAACGGAGACGTTGCCCTGTTCCTTTAATCCCTTGTTGGTATTGTCCAGTTGGGTCTGCAACTTGGCTTCGGCGGTCTCGGAGTCCTTCACCTTGCCATATTGCTTGTTGAGTGCCTCGGTACTGGTGTTGGTATCCTTGGCCATGCGCTCATACTCTTCACGCAGCAGAGCAGTCCGTTTCTGGGCGCCCTCCAATTGAATCTGGAGTTTCTGTTTCATCGCGCCCAACTTCTGCGTCTGCGTTGCGTCTTCGCCCATCGCCGCCACTTGTGCCTTGTATTCCTTGGCAGCGGTATTCATGACCGTGTTGATTTCCTTAGCCGTTGAAGCGTACTCGACCTGGCCGTTCATCTTGAAATTTGTGATGACGTTTGTTTCCTTGTCGGCCATTTATCTCACCTCCTTACCTGTAGAGTGGTACCTGATCTGGCGTGTACGTAATCCCAGCGGTCTTATCAATGGCATCAGGGTTGTTGGCTTGCAACCACACAACGTAGCTTTGAAGCCATAACGCTGGTGTCACCCGGTGATAGAAAAAATCGAAGTCCCAATGCAGTAGCTGCTGCGCCACATACAAATAAAAAGCCCAGGGGACTTCTTCGTCTGCCTGGGCTTTCGCGTGGCCCATTATTTTGGGTCAGATTTGATTTTTTCCGCGTCGGAATTCTGGAAGTTCTCAGACAGAAAGACCTCCGTCACGGCGTCATAAATTCCCGGAATGTCATTGATGCCAATGGCTTGGGACAATTCCTGGGGTGTCGTTTCAGTTCCACCAGAGCGCACCATGCCATAGACCAAAGCATTGATCAGCTTCATCGCATTGTGATTCAGCTGCACCGTCTTCTGTTTCATGAGCTTATTGAAGTCATGCTCAAAAATGGTGTAGCTGGTGCCATACGCTTCTGCCACATAGTCCAGTGAATCAAACCCGAAATGGATCGGGATCTTCACACCCTGGATGGTGATCGTCGGCATTTGGTCTTTAATCTTGATCAAGTCGGAAAGCTTGGCCATTATTTGCCACCGCCTTCAACGGGTGTAGTAGGCGGCGTTTCAGGAGCCAAGCCAGCAATCAGCTTCTGCAGGTCGGATTCATCTGCAATGACCGCACTCATGAACTGTTCCGCCGTCAGTGCCTTATCCATCGCCCGAGCGGTGTTCAAGTCAGTCCAAAGAAGATTGTTGTTCTGCAACGTAGACGCCTGAATCGTCACTGAAACATCATTGATTTCCAGGTCTTCCTTAGCCGTCTCATAGTCAGTTTCAACGGCTGCATCCAACGAGGCGCGCGGGTACCAGTAAGCCGTGTCCACACCATCTGAGTTAGGGGCAATGTAGCCCACCGCAAACTCTGGCGCAGCAATCGGGTCACCGGTGCCAAAGCCCACGCCGTTGACAACTTTGTTCCCCCGCATCTGGTCCAGCAAAGCCACCGGCAGGCCGACGTAATCCAGACTCAGCTCATGCTGCGTCTGCCGGTTCACCCGGATAAACAGTTTATTAGACGCCCACTTCTCGACGGTCTTCCCGTTGCCCTTGACCTTCAACTTTGAGATAACCGGCTGCCGCCAAATCTTGGTGTCGTACACCGGTGGAATCGAAGACGATCCCTTTGTCTTAATCATGCAGATGAACAAGTCCGAAATACCAATAGGGTATTGGACGTCTTCACCCTTCACAATTTCCTGTGCCATTGTCATCGCTCCTCCTAGTCATTCAATCCTTTAGTCATTT